GATCTCCAGCGGCGCGGTCCCGGCGTAGATACTCGTCGGCGGGGTGCTGGTGATCGGGTCTCCCACCGGTGTCCACGGACCGGCCATCGAGGTTGCCCAGTAGAACTGGATGGTGAAGCCGCCGGCCCCGTTGTGCACGTCCATCGTGGCTCGGAGCGCGGCCCGTCGAGGGAGCTCGGGCAGAGGGCGCTGGCCGAACACGGACGCGGTTCCGGCGACCGACCAGTTGAAGTAGACGTTCCCGCCTCCGATCCGCAGCAGGTACGACCGCTGGTTGGTGCCGCTGTTCCACTTGCCGACGAGGGCCTGGCCCTGCGCCGCGCCCCAGTCACACGTCGCCTCGATCCGCAGGTCGAGGTCCCCGGTGATATCCAGGGCAGCCGCGTCGGGGGTGCTGGCGTAGGAGGTGGCCGTCCCGTCGACCTGGAGGTAGGACTCCGGCCCCGGCACGGACACCCGTACCGGGGTGTTGCGTCCGATCAGCCCGTAGTACGGCGACATCGGGTTCCTGGGCGAGTACTTGCCCAGCCGGTTGTTGAACTCCAGCTCGCACTTGGAATGCTCCAGGGAGGACGCCTCGTCGGCGGTCCCGCGGCTGATGGTGATCGGGGACCGGGTGTACGTGTCGGCCGTGACGTCCGTCCACACACCCCCGATCCCCAACTCCACGCGCACGTCCAGCGGCGACTGCGGAAACGCCATCAGGTGGTTCCCTTCTTTCCGTAGCCGAAGGTCTTCTGCACGTCGCCGGTTCCGTCCTTTCGGACGATCGCCCGGATGAGGCGCTTGGCCTCCTCCGGCCCGGCGAACTCGATACGGACCACCTGCACGCCACCGCCCGCAGTGAGGAGCGGGGCGGCCGGGCGCTGCACCATCGGCCCGCCGGCCCCCGCCGGGGGCGGCGGCTGCACGGCCCCGGCCATGGCGTTGTCCAGGGCGCCCTGCCCATCTGCCATGCCGAGCATGATTCCGGCGGGGATCATCGCCCCGACCTGGTCCGCCATCAGCCGCGACGGGCTCTTGATCTTCAGCGACTTCTTGATGGCCTTCGTCATCGCGACGGCAATGCCGGCCATCTGCTTTTCGATCGCCTTCTGCTGGGACTTGAGCCCCTTCACCAGGCCCTGTGCTGCCTGGATCCCGGCCCCGTACATCGCCGTCCCGGCAGTCGACCCGGCGGCGGTGGCCGCGCCGACGAGCTGCGCCTGTGTCGAGTTGATCTGGCCGATCTGGCTCTTGCTCGCCATGGCCAGGGCGGTGGCCGACCCCGACCCCTGCTCGACCCCGGCCTGCGCGATCTGTGCGATGAGGTCGGAGCGGACCCCCTTCTTGCGGAGGGTGGCCAGCTGGGCGGCGAATGCCTTGGCCTGGTTCATTTTCTGCGTGAGCTGAGCCAGGATCGTCTGCGCGGTGACCGGCCCGCCGGTCGCGCCGGCCGTGATGTTCGCCGAGTCCAGCACGCCCTTCTTCACATCGGCGGCCAGCTTGTCGCGCGCCTTGATCTGATCGGACAGCGACTTCGTTGCCGCCTTCATCCGCGCGGCCAGCTTCACCTCCCGGTTGGCCAGCGCCACCAGCTGCTTCGAGCCGGAGCTCACCTTCGCCAGCGCGGACGCCCGGGCCTTGCCGGGAGCGAGCGACTTGCGGATGATCCCGGCGACCTTGTCGGCCGCCGACTTCACCTGCTTCGCCGACCCGGTGAGCCCGACCGCCAGACCCTTCGCGATCCACTTGCCCTGCTCGGTCGTGACCTTCGAGGGCGACGCGATGCCGAGGGCCTTCGCGATCGGGCCGGGGATCATGTTCCGGGCGAAGGACATGAGCTGGCCCTTGAGCCAGCCGCCCATGGACTGGATGCCGCGCCACAACCCCTGGACCACAGCGACGCCCTTGTTGTAGAGCAAGCTGTTCAGCGAGGACAGGGCGGAGAGGATCCGGCCGGGCATGCCCCGCATGAAGGAGATCAGGGCGGAGACCTTGGCGACGGTGCCCGCCTTGATCCGGTCCCAGTGGTTCAGGAAGAACTTGACGATGACCCAGCCGGTCACGAACGACAGGATCGTGACGAGGGTCCCCTTGATCTTCGACCACAGCCAGGAGAAGACGACCCCGGTGTAGTGCTTGATCTTGTCCCAGTTGGCGATGATGAGGACGACGAGGCCGATCACGGCGGCGATGACCCAGCCGATCGGGCCCATGGCGATCAGCCACTGCGCGGCCATCACGACCGCCCACGCCACCGCCCGCGCGGCCATCATGGTGAACTGCACGGCGGCGGTGATCCCGGCCCGGACGACGGCGGCGATCCACGTGCCGATCGAGACGAGCGCACTGCCGACCCAGGCCGCCGAGGTGGTGGCCGCGGAGACGACGGCGGCCCCGGCGATACGGACGTAGGCCATCAGGCCGACCGCCATCATCCGGGTCCAGCCCGCGATGGCCCGGTACGTCGCGGAGTTCATGACGTTCGTGGCCACCGTGGCGATAGCCGAGTACGTGGCGTACACCTTCTGCGCGACGCTGACCGCCATGATGATCCCGGCCAGGGTGCCCAGCGTGTAGAGCAGCGGGACGACCGCACCCTGGTTGGCCATGCCGAAGTTGACGAACCCGGCGCCGACTTCGGCCAGCTTGGTGAGGGCGCTGTTCTTGAACTTCTGCAGCGTGTGGGTGGCGCTGCCCTCGACCCGGTCGACCAGACCCTGCGTCTGCCCGGCTGCGTCCTTGAGTCCGATAGCCGCGAAACCGCCGGCCTTGCCCATGGCGATGAGCGATCCCTTGGCGTCCTCGCCCGGCCCGCCCATCAGCGCAGCGGACAGACGGGTGGCGTCGGTCTGGTTCTTCACCTTCGAGAGAGCGACGACGATCTGGTCGAACGCCTGCGTTCCCTTGCCGGAGTTGATGAGGCCCTGGATCTTGTTGACGTCCAGGCCCAGCTCCTTCAGCGGAGCCTTGACCGCGTCGGTCTCCGCGATGCGGAGGTTGAACTCCTTGACCGCGTCGCCGAGCTTGTCGATCTCGAACAGCGGGTTCTTCGCAGCCTCGGTCAGCGCGCCCATCATCTGCGGGCCGGTGACCCCGAGCTCCTGGAAGAACCCGGCGTACTCGGTGACGAGGAGCGGGATCTCCGACGCCATCTCCTGCGGCAGCTTCTGCGCCGCCGCGGTGATGAGGTCGAACGCCTCGGTCCCGTCCTTCGCCATGCCCGCCTTCATCAGCGAGCCGGCCGCCTGGGTGGCCTGGCCGAGGTCGAACTCGAACGTGTCGGCCAGGACCTTGGCCTGGGTGGTGAGCTTCTGGAGCTCGGCCGAGGAGGTGTCCCCGACGTCGACCATCGAGGACGCCACACCGCGCAGCGCCATGGCAGCCTCGTCGGTGTTCGCGACGAACCCGTCGGCGAAAACGGCACCGGTGACCTGTCCGATGCGGGCAGCCTCGGCGGCGTTGAGGTTCAGCTGGTTGGCGAGCTTGGCGTTCGCGCCCTCCATCGACAGGGACGTCGCGACCCCGACGCCGAGCGCCATGCCGATCCCGGCGCCGATCGTCGCCGAGGCGGCGCCCATTCGCTCGCCCATCCGCTCGACGACACCGGACGCCCGGTCGCGGGCGACGAGGTTGAACACGAGAGAGGTGTCGGCCACGGGGGCACCCCCTCTCTGTTCAGTTGTTCATGGCCTCTTCGGTGGCCTTCTCGTACTGGTCCAGCCAGTCGAGCGCCGCGTCGGTCTGCTCGACGGTCATCAGCTCCCACTGCCACGGCTTGATGCCGAGGAGGTGGGCTGCGTTGCCGAGCTGCTTCAGCCGGCGATCGGCAGCTCCGCTTTTCCCGTGGCCTCGACGTCGTCGTAGGCGTCCTCGATGGACAGGTCGATCTGCCTCAGAGCCGCCGCCAGCTCGTCACCGTGAAGGGACTCGAGTACGCCCTCACGCATCGACTCGTACTCCTGCCGGGAGTACTCCAGCTTGAGCTCGTCCCACCCGAAGTCGACGTCCTCGAACTTCGTCTTCGGGTGGTCGCGCCGCAGGTAGGTGAACAGCAGGGCGCGGCGGCACAGGCTGTTGCCCTGGAGGACGTCGGACGTGAACTGGGCGAAGTGCCGGCCGGTCCTGCGCTCGATGTCCTCGCGCTCCACCGACATCAGCTTCTTCGGCTCGTAGCGCCAGCGGGTGGGCGCGTCCTCGCCCTCACGGTGCAGCACCAGGAACATGGGTCCTCCTATCGGGCCCGTGCGGCGAGACGCCGGGCCATGTCTTCCATCGCTTCGTGGACCGCCGCCAGGTGTCGGTCGGCGTCGTTCTCGAAGGCCTCGTCGAACCACTGCCGTTTACCGGTCTGGGTGCGCCACGGTTCGCGGCCGTAGGTGAGGGTGCGCCATCCGCCGTCGCGGCGGTTCGTGCGCTTCGGCGCGTTGGCGAAGCCCCTCAAGCCGGGCGTCTTGAACGCCTTGACCCGGGCGCCGGTCCACCGGCCGCCGAGCTTCACCTCTGGGCGGATCTTCTTGGCGATCCCGGCCCGGAGCCCGGGGCCCATGCCGGTGCCGGCCGACGGCATCGACATGATCCCGGACTTCGCCATCGCGGCCCCGGGTCGGAGCGCGTCGCGCATGTTCTTCGCGAGGTCCTTGCGCAGGAGTTTCCCGTCCTCCTCCTGCCGGATCGCCCGGACCAGGGCGGTGAGCCCCTCGTGCGTGACCGTGAGCTCGAACGGCGGGCCACCGGAGGCCATCAGGCCACCGCGCGGACCACGGCCCCCGACGTCGGGTAGCCGACCGACACCGAGGCCTCGTCGCCGACGCCGCCCTCGATCGGGTTCCACCCGTTGATCAGGACGCTGCCGGTCCACTCCGGGTTGTTCGCCGACTTCGCCGAGTTGTCGAGGCGGACCACGAACGGCACGACGGTGCCGAGCAGCGGCCACATGATGCTGTCGACCTTCGTCGCGGCCACGTCCTGGAGCAGCTCCAGGGAAAGCTCACCGGACTTGAGGCCGCCCAGGACTTCCTTCCACCCGAGCGACGCGTAGGTCGTGACGTCCTTGTCCTCGACCTCCACCGTCACCTCGGCCTTACGGGCGTAGGAGGAGAGGTCGTTCCCGCCGACGCTGACGAAGGCCGCCAGCAGAACCATCTTTGCCATGAGGGGTCACCTGATTCCGAGAGAGACAGCGAACATGAACGAAGGCGTGGTGCCGGTCACCGTCCAGGCGAGCCGGTAGTGGGTGTCGGTGATGGCCGTGCCGTCGGTGCGCAGGACCTGCCCGCCCGGGGCGGTGGCCGCGGCGAACGACAGGCGGGACGTGGGCGACGCCATCCCCGCGGCGTCGTCCGACTCGACCGACACCGTGATGGATGGGGTGGTGCCCGAAGCGGAGAGAACGTGCAGCGCGGCGTACAGGCGCTTGCCCGCAGGGATCGCGCCGAGGTTCAGCACGGTGCCGTTGCCGGTCGCGGTGCGGGCGGTGCCGGGCGGGTGGGCGATCTGCCCACGCACCAGCGGCCACGACGACTTGACCGTCCCGGTCCACGGGGCGACCTCGCCGACCGCGTCACCGATCTTGTAGTCGGCGCGCATCCCTGCCGTCAGGTAGGCCAGCGCGGCGACCGTCGAGGTGTCCGGGCACACGGTGTACGGGCCGACCCCGCCGAGCGTGGCCCAGGACGCGTCGTCGACCTTCGACGGGTCCCCGGCCTCCCACTGCCCCTCGGCGGAGATCTCCGCGGAGCCGAGTCCGCCGATGATCTCCTTCCACCCGTTGCTGTAGTAGTTGGTGGTGTCCTTGTCCTCGATCTCGCTGGTCAGCTCGACCTTGTTGGAGGCGCCGGTCAGGTCCGCGCCCGGTGCGAACAGCCTCGCGTTGAGCAGCACGAACTTGCCCACGGCGACTACCCCTCTCCGATGATCTTGATGATGAGTTCGGCCCCGACGTAGTCGACGCCCTGGTGCTCGTACCAGCGGTAGCCCTGCATGCGCATCACGT